AGTAGACGGTGAAGAACAAGAGGTTACTCTGGATGAACTACGGAACGGATACCAGCGACAAGCGGATTATACCCGTAAATCGCAATCTTTAGCGGAACAAAGAAAAGCCTATGAAGCTAATTTACAGGCTGTTCAGTCCGAGAGAGAACAATACGCTCAGGCTCTTGATGTTTTATCTAAAGGTCAGGAGGCAGAACTTTCAGCTTTTGATAATACAGATTGGGCAACTCTTAAGGAAGATGACCCGATGGAGTATATGGAAAAGCGTATTGAATTTCAGGATGCAAAAGATAGGGTTGAACGTATAAAGCAAGAACAATTTAGGCTTCAGCAGCATCAACAAGAAGAAATGAATCAAGTTATTTCTGAAAAACTTAAAGATGAAGCTGAAAAACTTTCTAAAGTTCTTCCTGAATATGCAGACCCTTCCTCAACTTTGAGAAACGACATTAGGCAATATACTTTAGGTCTTGGTTTCTCTCCAGAGGATGTAGATGGAATAACCGATCACAAAGTTGTCCTAGTATTGCATAAAGCTATGATGGCAGACAAGGGAATTAAATCGGCTTCCACTAAAAAATCTAAATCTGTTCCAAAGGTTGTAAAGTCAGGAACACCTCAAACTAAGGCTCAAAAAGCCAAGAAGGGTGTTCAGGCTAAACGAGAAAGATTAGCGAAAACAGGTCATACCCGTGATGCAGCAAATGTTTTTCTGGACTTGTTAGAGTCTTAACTTTCAAACAATGAGGTAACTCAAATGGCACAACCAACAGGAGTGTACGTTACATTCTCCGCAAAGGGTCTTCGTGAAGACTTGGAAAATGTAATTTACGACATCTCTCCGACTGAAACGCCCTTTATGTCTATGGGTGGTCGTGGAGATGCGATTGCAGTAAACCATGAGTGGCAGACGGATGCTCTTACAGCCGCAGCCACTAATAACCACCACGAAGAAGGTTCAACACTTACTGCTGCCGAACCTTCGGCTACTACCCGCCTTGGCAACATCTGTCAGATCAGTTTGAAAACCACGCTTGTTTCCGGTACGCTCGATGCTGTATCGAAAGCGGGTCGTAAAGAAGAGCTTGCCTATCAGATGTCCAAACGTGCTAAAGAACTCAAGCGTGATATGGAATCAACCTTGGTAGGTGCTAACACCGCCAAGACTGCCATGTCTGCTGATTCTACTGTGCGTAAACTTGGCAGTCTTACTTCGTGGGTTTCCACAAACGTAAGTGCCGGTAGTGGCGGTTCTGGTGCAGGTGCTGGTGCGGCTCGTACCGACGGTACGGCGCGAGCCTTTACCGAAACCTTGCTTAAGGCAGTTATCCTAACTTCCTACAACAACGGTGCTGACATCAAGTATTTGATGATGGCTCCTGCACAGAAGCAGACCTTCTCTAGCTTCGTGGGCGTTGGCGGATCATCCGGAGTTTCTAACTTCGTCGATGTTGCCGACCAGCGTATTGTCGGTGGTATGGACGTATATGTAAGTGACTTTGGTGAAATGGCTGTTGTCCCGAACCGCCTACAGCGTTCACGGGATGTATGGCTTCTTGATCCTGAGTATTACAAACTGGCTTACCTACGGCCTTTCTTCCAGCGTGAAGTGGCTTCTACGTCTGATGGCGAGCAGCGAGCTATTATTACGGAATACACCTTGCAGGTGGATAACGAAAAAGCTCACGGTGCTGTCTACGACCTAAGCTAGACTGTTCTTAATCGGGGAGGGCTGTAATGGCTCTCCCCACTTTAAGGAAACAAATGAAAATGACTGATTCCTCTCCTATTAAACGTGGTACTTCCTACGATCACTCCGAAGACAAGATTGTTCAACACTCTGTTCAGGATATTTCGCCACTTCTAGAACTCAATAAGAAAGAGTTTAACAAAGACTACATACACGGTGGCGTGGAAACTCAAGGTGGTATGCGTAAGGTTGCCAGTATTCCTCTTATTATTATTGAAAAGTGGAAAGCTGAACATGGCGTGGATATTATGAATAAAGACCACTGGCCTAAAATTAAAAAACTTTTGAATGACCCTGAATATAGATTTCTACGGACACATGAAAGTAATATCTAATGAGTCTTTCAACCTATTCAGAAATAAAAACAAGTGTAGCAAATTATCTTAACAGAGATGATCTTACAAGTGTTATACCTGATTTTGTATCTTTAACAGAAAACAGGTTAGATCGTGAGCTTAGGGTAAGAGCTAACATGGTCAGAGCAGAAACTACTACAACTGCTGACATACCTTTTTATAACTTGCCTACTGATTTAATTGAACTTAGAAATGTTACATACGAAACTTCTGATTCAAACAGCTACGCTTTAAACTATCTTAGTCCAGAATCTGGAAGCAGGGAGTATGGGGCGTATACAAGTGGTTATCCAAGAGCATATACAAATTTGGGCAAGGATATTAAACTATATCCAACTCCAGATTCTACCTATACCTTGGGTATTAACTACTATAAAAAACTTAGCCCACTGTCTGATAGTGTTACTACTAACGATATACTGACTTCTTTTCCAGACTTGTATTTATTTGGTGCATGTTTGGAAGGAGCAATTTATCTTAACGATACGGAGCAAACTCAGAGATTTATGGCTATTTATCAGAAAGCAATGGAAGACGTAATGGCAGCAGAGGAAGCAGCCAGATATAGCGGAACTGTTATGCAAATGTCAGTTCAAGGCGATCCCGGTGGTCTTGTTCGTAGAGGTGCTTAATGCCTACTAATTGGGTAGTAGAAGAGTTTTGTCTTATACAGGAATCTGGTGGAAACATTCTGCTAGAAAATTCTGACTATATTGCTTTGCAAGAATGGGACTCGACTACATGGACTGAGCAAACGAGTGCTGGCAATGGCTAAAGAATTATTTGACATAAACGGCAAACAGCCCCCACGTTTTAGTATAAATACCGACCTGTCTCCATATGACATGCCTCCTTCGTATTTTAGCTACGGTAATAACGTGAGGTTTTTGGATGGCAAAGCTGGAAAAATAGAAGGACATATACAAATTTTTGGAGCACCCGGTTCTAGCAATAATCCCTACTGGGCTACAAGCTGGCTTCAAGGCAGCACAGAGTTGTGGATATACGGAACAGCAACAGGTCTTAGAAAAATTACAGGAACTACCCACGCAGATGTTACACGCTCTAGCGGTGCGTATACGACTATTGCCAGCACTACTAATAACTGGCAGGGAGGTGTATTAGGCGGTGTTCTCTTAGCCTGTAACGGTATAGATGCTCCTCAAAGTTTTACCCAAGGTGGTTCGCAATTTGCAGACCTTACTCATTGGCCAGCTACATTAAAATGTAAAGCGATTATTCCGTTCCGTAATCATTTAATAGCTTTAAATCTTACAGACAGTGCTAGTGGTTCAGCAGTATCAAAACCTTTTACCTTGCGGTGGAGCGATGCTATACCAGTAGGCACTGATAACAACGGTAGCACTACTTGGGATACAAGTTCTGCTGCTAGTGAAGCTGCCGAAACCTCCTTAATGGGTACAAAGGGGCATATACTTAACGCAGTGCAGCTTGGTAACTTGTTAATGGTATATAAAGAGGATAGTGTATATTCTCTTAACTATGTCGGCGGTGCGTTTACATTTAACGTGCGTGAAGTTTTTAAAGATACAGGATTGTTTAGCAGAGATGCTGTTGTAGACCTAGGCGATGGACAGCATGTTATGGTAACTACGAACGATGTAGTAGTACATAACGGCAACACAATTAAAAGTGTTATAGACGACCAGATGAAAACATTTTTGTTTTCCAAGATTGATTCTACTTACTACTATAAAACATTTTTGGCCCATAACAAAATTAAAAACGAAGTATGGATTTGTTTTCCCGCTACTGGAGCAAGTGGTGGCTATCCAGACACAGCTTTGATATGGAACTATATTGAAAACACTTGGGCTACGAGAGACTTACCAAGTGTAAATTATATAGCAAAGGGCTTGGTAAACCCTGTTCTGACAAATACATGGGCTGCTGCTACTGGAACGTATGAGGGCAATACTCTTAATTGGGGACAGCAGGAATATAACCCGGCTATTGATTCTTTGTTAATGTGTGGAACATCTGACAATAAATTTTATTTTGCAGACTCTGGTACTACTTTTGCAGGAACAACCTTTACAGCAACTCTAGAACGTAGGGGATTAAACGCTGGAAGAACAGACGCTATTAAAAGTATTAGCAGAGTGTATCCAAGATTGGAAGGAACTGGAACTGTTAATATCAGCGTGGGAGCAGAGATGTCTCCCGGCTCTGGTGTAAGTTATAACGATCCTGTGTCGTTTACAATAGGAGAAGACAGTAAAGTAGACTGTAGAGTTAAAGGCAGATATGCTGCTATTAAGATTGAAAGCTCCGCGTCTTCTCAGTTTAACCTGTCTGGATACGCCATAGAATCAGAGGTTGTATCGGACAGATGACTAGAGAATTTCTTAGGTTTGATCCTACTACTTGTCCAGTAACGCTGGAAGAAATTCCTAGCTTTATAGATTCAATGCTGTTAGAAATTAGAACAGTATTAGACTTGGTAAGGGATGGTCACTTAGATGTATCTAATGTAGTGCCTAGTGATCCGCAACAAGGAGATATTAGATATGCTGATGGCAGTAACTGGAACCCCGGCAGCGGAGAAGGAATATATTTTTACAACGCTGCTGGAAACTGGGTTAAGCTATAAACTAGTTAATGCGGATAGTCCACTTCTTAGAAAAAAACTAGCAGAGTGTTATAGCAGAATAGAACACATGGTAGAAAAAGTAAAGTGCGAAGATTTATATACAACAGACGATTTAATTAAAAAAATTATAAATAAAGAAAGCGACTTTTGGATTTCTACAGACGGTGACGATAACATTATGGGATGCCTTATAATAGGTTTCGGGCAAATGCCAAGAGGTAAGGGAATATGTGCGGAGGCGATAGAAGGCAAGTTTGATTTTTATAAATTAGTTCCAATGTTGGAAAAGTACTATAAAAAACTAGGGTTTAATTTTTTTGAAATGTCGGGTCGTAAAGGTTGGGAAAAAATAATGAAACCGCTTGGATACGAGTTTAAAACTGTAACGCTGAGAAAGAAATTATAAAATGTCTAGATTATTTAGTTCACCTTCTCCAGTAGTTGTCAACACTCCGCAACAGTCAGCTACTTCTGGATCAACTGAGGTCAAACCTTTTAAACCTGTTATACCTTTTATAGAAGGTCTTCTTGATCCTATCCAGCAGCAGTTTAGTGCTGATCCCGCCCTGTTTACGGGAAGTCTTGTGCCTACGGATTCTGCACAGACATTGGCTGCTAGAAACATTTACGATCAGGTTGGTCAACAGGCAGCAGCCTTTGCACCTATTTATCAAAACTTGTTCCAGCAGGATTTAGGAATAGCAACTGGAGATATTAACCAAGACCCTCTCCACCTAGCTAGGACTCAAGCTATAGCTAACCAAGCTAGGCAAATGACAGAGCGTGATAAACTAACAGCACAGAAACAGGCTATTCAAGCCGGTCAATTTGGACTAGGCAGCACTGCCCTGAAAGAATTTGAGGCTAATCAGCAAATCCGCAGAGAAGACTTGGCACAGCAACAGTTGGCTAAGTCACTGCAAGAAGCAGAAGCCCGTAGATTAAACGCACAGGGACGACTAGGCAGTTTAGCTCAGGCACAGTTACAGGCTCAGATGACTCCTGCAACGCTTCAGGAAGCCATAGGAAGGGATGTAGAAACCAGACAGGCTGCTCTACAGCAAGACGCTGCTAGGCTTGCACAGCAAGAGCAAGAAGCTCGCAGAGCACAGCTTGTTACAATGGCTAACTTGTTTGGCGGTTTGGCTGGTCTGGGTAGTAGCACTCAGATGCAACAGACAACTAGGGGAACTGGTTCTCAGGTAGTGCCGGGTGGAGCTAGTTCTATTAGTCAAATTGCTGGTCTGATCGGTGCTGGTGCGCGTCTTTTCTAAGTTGGAGGTTTAAAATGTCAGGATGGCTAGAGCGACAAGGTAACTATTTATTTGGCAGCGGTAATAATAGTCTTCTAGGAGATATTGGAAGTTTTATAGAAGATGATGTATTAACAGGGGACATTTTTGACCCTAAAAGTACAGAAGTTTTTGGGGAAACTGCGGATCAGATAAAAGAAAAATATAACAGTCTTTCTACGGACGAGGAAAAACAGGCTTTTAGAGAAAAAACCGGATACTTTCTAAAGACAAATGAAGAAGGGAAAGTAGAAGGTGTATTTAAAGAAAAGACAAGAAGTGAGCGTATTTCAGAGGCAGCAGAGGGTGTACAGGGTCTGCTAGCTCCTCCTAAGTTTTCTCCTAAAGGTAGTGGAAGTATTCCAAATCCTGTGGCGATTCCGAGAGGTAGAGTGGGGTATAGACCAAAACTTTTTCAAAACCCTTATGAAGAAGGTTTGAGTTCTATTCGTAGATTACAAGGTGCAGGTTCTTACAACACAAATGCAGAAAACATTATAAATCAAATGAGTAAATATCAAATTAGACCAATGATATTAAAAAGTTTGATATAAGGATAAAGTAAAATGGTAGACTTAGCTTTGATTGAACAGCTTGTTGATAGAAATAATCCTGCTCCTGCGAAACCCCATATATATGACGCTTGGGACGGTGAAAAAAAACCTAATCCAAACTTTGTAACAAAGGTGAGCGACTCTGGGACAGAGCAAGTTATGCCAGTAGGTCCAGTAGATTATAGACAACGACTTCAGATTTTGCAAGACCAGTATCTTGATGAAGGTTTATACAACGAGCAGGACGCATCTATAGATCAAGGGTATGCTACACGAATCAACACTGCACAAAGTTTGCTAGCTGCTAGGGGATATGAGGATGACCCAAACTTTGCTGTTAACAAATTTAAGGAACTTTTTCCGGGTGAATCTTTGCCAGACGGTTTTTTAGAAGGTTCTCTTAGTCCTTCTGTAATACGAGCAAGAAATCAAGCGGAAGAAAGAGTTGGGGTTTTTGCTGATTGGTATAACACCAATGTATTACCAACGCTCACAGGAGAAAAACAGCCATCTCCAGATGATCTTGAGGTTAAAGCACAAGCCAACAATGCTATAGATAACATTAGTGGCAATGGTACTCCGTCTGAACAGGGCATAGCTAAGGGATTTGATTGGAGCAGGTTGTTTAAGATTATGGCAGGTATGCCAGCAGCAGAGATGGCGTATCCTTATCAAGGAACTCCTGCTACTGCATTTGCAGTTAGTAGTCAGCAAGTTGATGCTGCTGAAGCTGCTGCTGCTCAGGAGGAGCTTGAAAGACAGAACGAGATTGCAAAAACACTAGCCGGAAGACCGGCAGTAAAACCTCCGGGAATTTCTGAACAGCTTACTCGGCTAGTTGATAGAGCACTATTGCCTGCAAGAATAAACCCGCTTTTACAAGAAATGAAAACTATCATGTTAACAAGAACTACAGAGGGTATAATCGGTGCGTCAGTATCAGGGTTAAAAAATCTTGCAACCATTTTTGGACTTGGTAGCGAAGCAGCGGGTAAAACAGAGGCAAAAGATGTAGCTCAGTTGATTAAGGCACATATAGCTGCGTCAGGAATGTTCGGAGACTCGGCTAGTAAACAGGAAATTAAGCAATTTTTGAATAAAATGATTGATAACCCCGATTGGTTTACAAGCGAGGCACAGGTAACAAAACAGTTTGAAAGGCTACAGGCATCTCTTTCAAGACTTGGTAACGATGCTAGGGCTATGATAATGGCACAGCCGGGCGGTGAAGAATATTTTAACAAAATCGTATCAACGACAGACGCAAGTCAGGGCAACTTTTCTTTTACAAGAGAGGCGGTAAAATAATATGGCAGATAAAGAAAAAATTACCTTGCCAGACGGAACGACTGCAATTCTGCCAGCAGGACTAAGCGATGTTGAGGTAGAGAACGCACTAGCAGCAGCTATGCCAGCTAGAATGAGCAAGTATGGCATTTTCTACGATATAGAAAAAGAATACAACATACGATCTGGAGTACCCGATGCTAAAGCAAGATTTGACGCAGCCTTGGCTAGAGGGAATTCAGAAGAAATAGCTGTTGCTATGAATGAAAATTTTGGAGAAGGTAATTGGGGTATTACTCCTAACACCACTATTCCATTTGTAACGCCAGATGGTCTTCGTCAGGCTGGAATAGAACCTAAAGACGACAGAAAAGTAACGCTAACGGGAAACGAGAATAGTTTTTACGATATTATTGATGCTTCTCCAGAGATTGCCATAGGTGCTGCATCTTTGGTAGCTGAATTAGCACTTCCTTTTGCTCCCGGCACTGGAGCAGCAGGTGCTGCCGGTGCTAGAGGTCTTTTGTCCCTTTTAACAGGCAGGGGTTTAATTGCTCGCAGTGGCAGAGCAGGGATAGGTGCAGGAGTGGGCAGTCTAGGCGTAGAAGGTATTCAAACTATGCGAGGCGGTCAGAAAGAATCGGCAGGAGAAATATTTGGAAGGGCGGGAGCAGAAGCCACTATCATAGGTCTTGCCTCTGTAGTCTTGGGTGCTCCTATTTATGCTGCTACAAGAGGTGCTAGCGAAGTTATAAAAGCGTCTAAAAATTTAGCACCAGATGATGCAGCAAAGATGTTTCCATCTATTAAAGCTGCGGATTTAGAAGAAGCAGTAAAAGCACAGGGAAGAGTAAGAAATGTATTAGGAGAGGAGGATGCTCTTTTTCTAAGCCTTAGAAGTTTGGTAGGCGAAGAAAATACTGCGGTAGGGCAAGCCCTTAAAATAATGGAGGGTCTTGGTGCTAGGCAAATGAAAGAAAAACTTCCCGTTAGAATTAGCGATGCAATGGTTAGATATAGAGACATACTCAGGGCATCTGCTGGTCTTACCGATGACGTTTATCTTCAAATGGTAAAAAAGGGTTTAACCAAATCTGAAAGAGATTTGTTTAAGAAAACTATAAAGCAACTAGACGAGTTTCCTAATTCTCCTGCTGGTCTTACCGATGATGCAGCTTCCACGCTGTCTACCATGAAAAAATTCATGCAAGAAAAACTTAGAGCACAGTATAAAATAGGAATGGCTCATTTTGAACAAAAATATGCACTGTGGAACAGTGGAGGAGCAGCCTCTAACAGAGTTCTTTCCAACAAAGAAGTTGCTGATTATATGAACGCTATTGTCAGAAAAAGCGATATAGAGGCTGACGATGTTCTTTTTGCTTTTTCTAAAACAGGTGGCTTAGGAAACAGAATAAGTTCCCGTGTATACGTAACTAGGAGTGGACAGTTCGAGGCTAAAAAACTTTCTAAAGCGGTTAGAAAAAAAATGGAAAAAGACCCTAGCTTTAATCCTTATGTTGGGGAGAACATAACTAGCGGAGCTTTATTAAGGGCAGACCAAGCAATAAGGGGGGCTACATTTAATTCCGCTGATGCTGTAGCAACTCGTAATGGAATTGAGGTTTCTAAAGCTGCTTTGGACACGCTAGAAAACTACCTTCCAAGCGGTGCAAGTTTAAGAGATTTTAAAAAACTAAATAAACAATATGGTACATTCGTGTCTCCATATAGAGGCAGAAAGGGCTTGTTTAGCAGACTTACCACTCAAAATGAAAAGGTAGATGCTGACAAATATTTGCAAGATTTTGTAAGCGGTAAAAATTTTGCAGAAATTGACGCTATGCTTAAAAAGCTAGACGATGCTTTTTCTGGCAAAGCTGCTGCTATGAGAGAGTTGAAAAAATCAGACCCTTCCTTGTGGAAACAGCAAAAGAAAGCCAAGGATGATATGATTTCTTCAATGGGCTTTAACTTTATTCGAGAGTCTAAAATAAACTTATCAAAAATTAGTCCCGAAAATGTTAAAACAGCAGCCCAAAAAGAGCTAAATAAAATTGAAGATCTTGAAAATACTTTGAAAAAAAGGTATCCTAGCACTGAGGCTGGTAAAACAACCGTAAGAAACACTATTAACAGAATATTCGGGAACAAACATCTAGAGGAATATAAAAGCATACTAACTGACATATCAACTGGTAAACCTAATGCTGTTAAAAACCTTGACAATATTATGTCTTTTAAGGAAGCAGGTGCTTTTGTAGAAAAAATTGCCAAGATTGGCAACAATCTTAGAAGCAATGAGTTAAGGGATGTTCCACAAGAACTTGCTAGGTTAAAAGCTCTAGACCCTAGAAATGAAAAATTAGCTAGGCAAATGATTTTTGCAGAAAATTGGAGCAAAGTTATTAACTCGGCTAACGTTGCTGAACCTACGAAAGCACTGTCTGCTATAAAAAGCTGGGCAGATGACTATATTGGGGCGATTGCACAGCATGGAGACAAAACTGTAGCAGCAGTAATGCCAGACGGTGTTCACGCTGGAATGAAGGATTTGGCTATTGTGGTGCAGAAGGGAGCTAATATAGACCCTGTAAGTGGTGCGTTGTCTACTGCTGAAATTATTCCTAGCACTATAAGGGCTATACTCAGGCTTGACGTAAAAGGTGCTATAAAACCACTAAGCTATATGTTTGCTACTAGGCAGTTTGCTCCTTACGCACCGGCTTGGAAAGCCTTAAATGAAAAACTTATGACTAAGGGTTCTCTAAATGCAGAAGAACTTGCTAAAGAAATGGCAGCGGCAAAAGGAAAAGGGTCTACAAAAGCTGCTCAGGCACTTAATACAGCTATTTCTAAAGGTAGGGAAGCAGGTTCCTTAGCCTTGGCTGGTAGAAACGGGTTGTTTGCAGCTTCCATTGCAAACTACATTGAAGAGGCTAATGAAGTTTATCCTAGCGAATACGAAATTGCTGTTAGAACCTTGGCTGGTGATGAATACACAGCACAAGCTCCAGCCGGTTCAGAACTGGTTATGGAGGAGGAGCAGGTAGATAATACACAACCAGTAGTTCCAGTGGATATGGGTGTAGATGCTATTAAACAAATTGCAAGCATGATACGCCCTAGTCAAACACCTGTGGCTGGATCAGGAGTAACTGCCTTAGACGAGGGTGCTGCAAGAGCGGGGAATTAACATGGTTGATATATTTAAAGTTGTTAAAAATATTGAAAATAAATTTGAAGAAGCAGGGGGAGGTGCTGAACTCGACAGGCTTAAGGGAGAGGGTTTAAAACTAGGTCTGGGGAGTGCAGCAGCAGCAGTAGGGAAAGAAAATATACAGGACATTAAAGACACTGTTGTAAACCCTGTGCTAAATTTTGCAAAACCTACTTTTACAGAAATTGAATCAGCCTTGCCTGAGCAAGTTTCCATAGACCCTAATATTAAGCCTCTAGACCCTATGTCCTCCTCCGCTGATGTAAAGTTAAATATGGACATTCCCTATGGTAATATAGAAGCAGGAACTACTGTCAACAGAAATAGTGTAATAAATAATCCATATTTTAGGGCAGTTCTGGACAGTGGTGGTATATTAAACGTAAACCCTCAAGGTGTCTCTGCTTCTAGAGAGTTTCAACTGCCGGGAGGATTTACAGGAAGCGTAAACGCAGGATATGATTGGAACAATACTAATCGCACTGGTAATATATGGAACCTTGGTTTCAGGGTTGGAAAGAACTTTTAATATGGTAGCTTTTGGACAATCTTTAGGTGCTGCTAAAGCAATACAGCAGCAAAAACGTGAACAAAACCCTGTTCAAGTGGTAGGATTATTAGATGAAATAAAACCTCTAATAAAACGTAGTTTGTCTAGTGTAGGCTTACTGGATGAAGCCAGAGATGCTGAACAGTTTATACAAAGTCTTTTCCATGATAAAAGCAGTGTTACTCCTGTTTTACAAGATACAGAATTTATGGAAGCTCTTTCAGAATACGCTAAAGAATCGAACACACCTATAGAAAATTTACTAGCTGTAATGTCTTTGGAAACAAAAAATACTTTTGATCCTAGCATTAGAGCTAAGAACTCAAGTGCTACAGGTTTAGTTCAAATTTTAGAAGCAACCGCAAAAGAGTTAGGAACTAGCACTGATGATTTAAGAAAGATGTCTAGAATAGAGCAGTTACCTTTTGCTGTTAAAATTTTTAATAGAAACAGGGGAAACACGAAAACTCCAAGGAGTTTAGTAGACACTTATTTGAGCGTGTTCGCCCCGGCTCATATAGATAAGAGCATGGATTACAAAATTTACAAAAAAGGTGGAAGACGCTACGCAGCCAACCCCTCTCTTGATCCTGACAAAGAGGGATATATAAGTAAAAGGACTATTCAAAAAGCATTGCTTCCTTATATAGAAAAAGTTAATAGAATATTGGGGAATAAAAATGGACAGTAAAACACCAGTGGACATAGCTGCCGGAGCAGTTGCCGTAGGAA